GCATCCGTTGGTTGGCAGTCCCGTTTGGTCCATTAATACAGGATCAACCGGTGGCCCTGGAGTAGAACGTATTGATTTCCGCGAGTATCATTGTACTTTCACAAGTACCTGGAGACTTCTTCATAACTTGAAGGAGCTCGATGATGCCTGGAGTAGCTTTCGTGCCACATTCGCAACCCTCGGGTTGAACAATCCGGCAAAGATAGTTTGGAATGCTATTCCATTCACGTTTTTGCTTGACTGGGTTGGCCCCTTTGGGAAATGGCTTGATAGAGCCGCTGTGCAGCCCTTCAGTGGGCAATGGGACATTCGTGACGTGACGTGCTCAGTTCATGAGACGGCAATTTACGATTACGGGGTGTATACTTCGGGAAATATTCCGACGCCCCCCGGTGTTCAGGCTACAGTGAGTGTGGACAAGTATCGACGACTCGACACCCTTCCGTTGTCTCTGGGAGCTTTTGACTTCTCCCAGCTAACAGATACTCAGCAGAAGCTTTTTCTCAGCATTCCCTTATCTAGGGTTCTGAGTTAAGCATTAAGGAGCGCATATGGCACTTGGCGACCCGTTAGTCTTAGTCGATGCAGCAGCTGTATCACATAACTTCGATGTGACATCTCAAGCCGTCAAACCGGATGGGACCATTGAATCGATACGTGTTGATCGCGCCTCTGCAGCAGCCACACCTACTAATCTTCGGATTTCACAGAAGATTACTGGTAAAGGTAATGCACGCGTACGCCGTACTCTTGTTGGCTTTACGCAAGTAAAGATCAACGCAACTACTGGCGTGACTAGCCAGATGGTGAGCAACCTTACTTGGGTGTTCCCTCTGAACAGTGACTTTTCCCAGTCTGATTTGAATAACGCCCTAATGATATTAGCGGATGTTATCCTCAGTGCTGGGACGGCCTCTGTTGATACGACGAAGGTAGGATACCTGTTACAAGGTCAAACCTAACTTGGAAGAGTCATCGGACTCAACCCAGGAGCAATCCTGTTGTCGTTGTTTTTGTGGTCATTGTCATCTCATGACAAGTGCACCTTGGAGCTTTTTCAAGGTAAACAAGAAAGGATCGGCATATCATGCCCCAATCTTACACCATTTATATGGAGCGCTTACTTGGCTTATTGCAGCCGCGCTTCGTGATGCAAGACCCCTCATTACTCGCCTCATCCGAGAAGGATTACGCCTATTGTTTACGGCGCTTCAAGGGAGAGGGAATTAGGTTTCTCACTGTTACTTTGCCTGAATTGCGCAAAGCAGTTGACTTATCCTTTAAAACGGGTAAGTTTGAGTGTCCTAAGAGTTTCGCGGTGGCGAAAGGGAAGGCTTTTCCGTCTTTTCTTTCGTCGCATTTTTGCGAGATTTACGATGATGATGGTCTTCTGTCCCCTATACCGGACATCGAGCGCATTGCTCATGTCCGTCAGGTTCTCGAAGCCTTTTATAAGTTACAAGTACCCTACAGCCCGGCTACCGAAGCCGAGACCCTGGAAAATTTCGTCATGAACGAAAATCGGGTACGTATGTTTCTTAACGACGAAGCAATGTGGGAAAAACCACATAATGCCCTTATTAATGGGGCTTCACTCCTTTGTCGTCGAGTCTTTCGAGGGTTTGATCCTAGGGATATTATCCCTAGAAACGGGCCAGGCAAGTTAGCTACCGGTGAGATGGGCGACGATAAGTGGCAAACAACCACGATAGTCAACCAGATTCATCGGAAGTTCCCGTACTGGAAGTTTAATTACCATAGTCCGGGTATGCTCGTGGACCTTAAAGACGAGTATGCAAGACTGCCGCGCGTTGAATCTCAACGTTCGCAGGTGAAACTCGTCCCTAAGGATAGTCGGGGCCCGAGAATAATCACTATGGAGCCGCATGGTTACATGTGGATCCAGCAGGGGTTAGGCTCGAAGATGGCGCGCCATTTGGAACGGCGTTCCGCCCTCACCAGAGGACATATCAACTTCACTGACCAGACGGTCAACCAAAGTATAGCTCTTAATTCCTCGCTATCTGGCGAGTGGGCTACTTTGGATTTGAAGGATGCCTCCGACCTCCTGTCCGATCAACTCGTGAAACTCATATTCCGGTTAAAACCCGAAATTTGTGAGTCCCTCTTCGCAGTTCGGACGGCTGAGACCGTGTTGCCTGACGGTCAGGTGATACGCCTTAAGAAGTTTGCTGGTATGGGGTCAGCTATTTGCTTCCCCGTTGAAAGCTTCTGCTTTTGGGCTATTTGCGTCTCTGCCCTTACTTTAGAGTTGGGCATAAACTTGTATGAAGCATCCCGTTTTGTCTATGTCTATGGAGACGATATTATCTGTCCCACAGAATTAGCTGAAACGGTAATAGTTGCCTTGGAGTCTGTTGGCTTAAAAGTCAATACTTCAAAGAGCTATTACTCCGGGACGTTTCGAGAATCGTGCGGTGTCGACGCTTACCTCGGTAAGGACGTGACTCCTATTCGGTTTAAGAAGCTTTTCCCCGCGGACCGCAGTGATGGAGAAGCCTTCGCGGCTTGGTGTGCTTACGGTAATGCTTTATACCGTAAGGGTTATCACTCTCTCGCGAACACTATCTTTAAGGACTTAGGTAAAGTATTTGGTAAAGTACCCTATGGGCGCTCTACTTCATCCTACCCTTGTCGTATAGTGGACGATCCCGCCGAAGCTGAGGCCTTGAACAAGGCCAATAAGATTCGGTGGAGAGTTGGCGGAAGATACCAACGTATGGAGTTTAAGGTTAAAAGACTCGCCCCTTTGGGCAAGCCTACAACTCTAGACGGCTGGGCTCGTTTGACCCGCAATTTAGTTGCGGGAACAGGCGATGAACCATCAATAGTTGTTTTACCACACATGGTGAAAATCGTGCGTGGATGGACGGCTGTTTAGCAGTACGGGTGTTGTAACCCAATATAGCTAAATTAGCTTTCAGGAGCATGCAGAC